ACGCCGACCTCACCCTGCGGGGCAAGCCAGGTCACGTTTAGTTTCGGCCCCTGAATCCACAGATACTGTCCCACGGTTGCTGCCACATCGGCCTTGCCGAGCACCGGCCGTCTGCCTCCGTTATTTCCTGTCCGCACATCGAGGAACGGGCTGGCCATTGCCTCAACGTGACTTACATCCACCACTAAGGCCACGGGGATAGGTTTATTGACCGTGATGGTCATTTCTCCGGCGCCGGTAGTGACTGTATTCGCAACGATCTGTCGAACAAATGTGTTGCTGCTGTGCGGGAATATCACGATATATCCGCCTGCCAGTTCATTCGCTGCAATAGCCCCGTTGCCTGCCACACCGTCCGTACCCGCAATATCTATCTTGAATTGTGTTACCCCTGCGGCCACCGAACCGGCCACGGTAGTGAACTTGACATGCTGGGAATTGTAGCTCCAAACGCCAAGGTCGGTATTTATTGTCCCGCCTGCCTTCGCATAATGCCACGGTTCGCCGTTGGCCAGCTGTTTCATCGTCCCTATCGGGTAATTTTGCGTGTCGCTTGCCTCGTGGATGTCCTGATGTCTTCCTCCCGACAACAATTTCCCGAATATGATATCGTGATTGACCATATCCGGAACTGTAACGTTGAGGTCCACCACCGCATATTCGTCCGTTGCACCTTTGTCCTCCGTCAGCGAACCCAGCAGGAAATTACCCTTATACCTGTTCGTGGTTGCGGCGCCGGTCCCGGCCGTCCCGTCGTATGGGTCACCGTTCTCGTCCCACCATATTTCATCGCCCTCAATGCCTGTCGAGGTATCGGCGGCGACCTTGATAATCCCTTTCACCTGGGCAGCGCCTTTTTGCCCGGCGGCCAGGTCGGTGCAGACCATTGCGGCACGTCCGGCGACCTGCACTATCTGCCCGGCTGTCTTCGCAGTCTCCGGTGTGTAATCTATATTATCACCCGGATAATAGTTTTCGGCTTCCGTGTTCATATTTAGGTTCCTTTTTCCTTAAGGTTTTTAATTTCAGTTTCAAATTACGCTTTTGCTCTTTTCGCTTTTTTCACTCTTTTTTTCGCGGTTTTTAGACCGTGTTTTTCTGCATCGTTCTCCAGTCAATCGGCTTGCACCCGGTATCGTGGTATATCCTGAACAATATTCCCAGATAATTGGGACCCGGGTCGACCTGTTCGATTGTCGGGCTTTCTTTGCCCCGCAGGAATGCCACTTCGAGTGTATCCACCACGTTCGGGTCGCCCATCAAGTACCACGATGTCGGTGAATATCCGGTGAAAGCCGAGTCCGAAAGCGACGCCTCGGAGACGAGGGTAAGCCCCTCGTTTCGCAGCACATTTTTCGTCGGCGTTATTGCTTCCGTATTCGCTCCGGTGCCCCAGCCGGTGTGCATAATCACGTCTGACTCGAGCAGCGCCGCCGCCGCAAACCTCAACTCCGGCGGCACAAGCAGATACCTCGGCTTGACTGCGATGCGTTTCTTGCCTTTGTCTTTCTGCCCCTCGAATTTAACCACCGCCGCGGCGAGTGTCGCTGCTGCAAGCGCCGCCGTGGTATTGAGGTTCGAATGGCTGGAATGAAACAGGTCAATCCCGTCCTGCATATCCGCGTTGGCAAGAAGGCTCGTATAAACCAGTTCTGTTATCAGTAATGCCGCATCGCGTCCCTTGACCTGTGGAATTCTCGTAAACGCACTGAGGTCATCGTTGATAATGTTCTGCCGTGTAATACCGAATAGTTCCGCGTATGTTGCAATATTGTATGGCTCGTATTCTTCCGTTGCCCCGCCGGTATGTTTGATTTCCCCGTCGTTGCCGACCTTTTCCAGCTTGCCGGTCGCGGTCAGTCTCGCCCGTGTCATCGTTTTGAAATCGGCTGCCTCACCACGCGAGCACCACGTTTGCCAGGTCGCCGGGACATCATTATAGCCCTTGAGCAGGCTCTTGTTGGCGACGTTTCCGAGGATTATCGGAAGGGACATAGTCGAGAATGCCGCCCGGAGCATATCTTCGCGGCCGAGCGGAATATCCTGCCCATCCAGTGCGAGGGCATAACGGCACAGGTCCACCAGCGATATGTCCCTGTATTTATGCGCCTTTTCCGCACGCTGGGATCCTGCGGTCTTGTCCTTTAGGATTTCCGTCTCCATCCTGCCGCGAATCAGCAATGCATCTTCCAGCAGGCCCCGCTGCATCGTCTCACCACCGGTATGTATGGCGGGTGACCCTACCTTTGGCCGGTTTTTGCGGATTTCATCGAGCACGGCCGCCCTCGATTGCTCGATTGTAGAACCGTCGCTGATGCAGCGGCTGATTACATCGTCCGACACGTCCGAACCCGCCAGTGCCTGAATGTCCGTTACCCTTTTTCTTTCGGTATTAACGGCCTGCCGGGCGACATCCGCCATACCCGGCTGGGTGCGGGTATCGTCCGCAGCAGGATTCGCGACAGTATCGGCTGTTTTAGTCTCATCCTGCTTTGCAGCGGGCTTGACCGCTGTCACTGCCGCCCTGGTCTCCGCATCGAACTCCGCCTGCAGAGTTACCAGTTTTTCGGCGGACTGGTCTTCGTATTTCAGGCCCCTTTTCTGGAGCCATTCCTTGAACTTTTCCATTGGTTTATCCTTTCCAAAATTTTCACTTCTATTTTTTGCGGTTTCATCAGCGGCCACTGCACAGTCGCTGTTTTCTTTCGGCACCCATTCCGTTGCCACCCTGACTCTATATTGTGAACCGGCGGTATAAAGTTTTCCGTTGACATTCTGCTGCTCGCCCGCCTCTATGATTACGGCGCTTATCACCCTGTACCCGATTGAATTGTCCCTCAGGTGTTTTTCCTTTGTCAGCGTCCAGGCATGCTCCGACAACGGTGAGCTGCTGTAATATTTTCTGCCGACGAATTTGTCTCCTTCAATCCGAAGTTCCCTGACGCTGCCGAGCTGTGACTGCACAGTTGAGCGGTCATGTGAATCGAGCAGGGGCATTTGATTGTCCGCAGGCAGCCGACAGCCGCTCATAAGCAGCACCTCGTCGAAAATTTCCAGCATCGCCATATCAAAAACACGAGTAGTTGCCTCCGTCACCAGTACCGCCTCGATGCTGCGTGTCTTTTCATCGAGACTTTCCGACCGCACCTGGTAGGTCCTCACCGTCAGGTCGCATCCTTGCTGGTTTTCTCTTTTGGTAATATTAAAAAAATCGCAAATATTCATTTTTCACCTATTCCGTTAAACTAATCGGAGTTATCCTCTTCTCCACGAGTATCCCCAACTCCTTTATTTTTCTTTGCTCCCTGGCAGTCTGTTTAAGCTCTTTTAGCCAGTCTCTGCCCTGCATCGCGTATTCGATTGCCAGATTTGTAGTAAGATTTCCCAGCCTGTAATCCTGCGCAAGCCCTTCTTTTACCGGGTCAACGTGCAGAAATCCCGGCCAGCCCCAGTAAGGCACCAGTTTTTTACTTGTGGCGGCTCTTCTCGCTGCATCGGAAAGATAACCGGGGACAAGTAATGCCTCCCGCAGCCAGGCGAAAAACACGGGGTCAAGCATCTTTGTCTCTATTTTTCGCCGATAAGTGATTATGAATCTTGCGTAGCCCTGCCAGTCCAATCGTCCCGATGCGTAGTTATACTTCGAGGAATTGCCCGCAGCGACATTGAAGGGCATACATACGCACCTTGCGATTTCGTTTATTATTTCACCTTTAAAACTCTCATAAGTGGCGGCGGGATGTTCCGGTTTTACCTGGCTCATCTTCCCTCCGTTCGGCAGGGTCAGGAATGAATTTCTCGGTATCTCTATCTCGTCGAATTCCTCCGGTATCGTAGTTGTATCCCCTGAAGGCCCTGTCTCTATAGTGCCTGATGGATTTGCAGCAGTCTCGGCGGCTGCGACCGTGGCGAGGGTAAAACGCCTGAGATATGCGCAAAGCGGCAGGGCGGGTGCAAACCACGGCACACCGCGGCTCTGGCCGGGCCGGCGTTTTACGAACAGATGTATTACCGCCGCCGCCGGGACCTTGTCGTATTCCCCAAAACCCGCCAGAGAATTAAATCCCAGGGTCGCCCCGGGATGCACCTTAAGTATGTAATAATTTACCGGCCTGCCGAACTCATCGAATTCGATGCCGTCCTGAACCTTGCTGCTGTCGCCCCAGAATTCCATCGGCGTTGCAAGTCTGTCAGGCTCGGCAACGTTAAGCCGCAGGGACACTTCTTTTTTTCTCCACGTCGCTCCTTTTCTGGTCTGCATTATTACGACGGAATCACCGCTCTCACACTGCTGAAACACTCCCGTAAGCTGGAGTATATCCGTCAAAGATTGCCCGTCCGCACCGCAGATTTGTCCCCATTCATCGAACCGGCTTTCGATTTCGTTAAAACTGTCTTCCGTAATCCGGTCCTGTTCATCTTCCTCCGTCTGGAGTTGAAGTGTCGGTCCTGTCCCGACAAGGTCATCCGCCATTGTCCGGCTGATGCCCGTGAGGTAACAATTATTTGCTACTTCATATCTAACGCGGTTCCGCAGTGTCGGCAGTTCCGGGCTGATTATCGAATCGGCGTCCCTCCCATCCGCCTTTTTCCAGTGCTCCTCGTTGTGCAGGTTTGTCGCCGCGGCATCGTAGTATCTCTTGCCCAGTTCCAGCATCATCTTGTTTATTTTCCGCCCTATAAAATCTAAAATTCTCAGTCGGCACCCCCCGCCCTTATGCGGCTAACCTTGATGATTCCCGATGGTGATGCCAGTGCGGCATAATATTTTCTGGCGGTTATCAGGCTCTCAAGTGTCCGGTATGTCACGGACCGGCCTGACACAGAAAGAGTGAGG